TGTCGATGTGCATTAGCCATAATGCTCTCAACGGGCTTTGGTTTCGATGCTTCGATGACGTTCGCAATGTTCTTGATTTGTTCTTCGGTGTAGACGGGAGCAACAACGGGTAACAACCCAGCAAGTTTTTCCTCATTCCATCGACCATCGAAGGCGATACCGCGCTCAGTAAGTTCTTTCTGGAGTGCTGCTTTATTCATACTTCTTTAGAAAGTCATCGTTATTCTTGAGCGTGCGTTTTGCACCGGTAAACTTGTAGAGGAACCACTCCCAGGCATGACGTTCGACAAACCGTTTATCACGCTCGCGATCCGTCATCTCCTTTGTTAAAAGCTCCGTATTTACGGCCTCAATCGCACTTTTGCACTCACTGATAATGTCCTTTACCACCGGATTCTCTTGAAGAGTAAGCATGATTTCTGCCTTCTTTCCGTTACGCTCCATGGCAGTCAATCGCTTCTCAAGTTCGGGGTGTAACTCCTTGAGTCGTTGATAGTCCATATTAACCTCCTAATGCTCCGGTAATACCTTGAGACATTGCCGCGGTTCCACTAGGCGTTCCTGCTACTGGTGTTGGTGTTTCACCTGGCTGAGCGAGCTGTGTGTTTTGCTGCTGTTGTGTTTGGTCACCTGGCACTGCTAACGCTGCTTGTGCGCCCTGTGCCATTGTCTGCGCCATCTGCGCCTGTTGCTGCTTGCGGTTCATGTTATCCATGACGGTACGTTGGTGTGCGGCAACGTAGGCGAGTAAACGATCTGATTGATCTTTCACCTTCTTATCAATCTCGCCGCTTTCGTTACCATTCTTATCAAGCTTCACCCAGTTCAATTCGGTACGAACGTAATCCATGATCCGTGTGACGAATGCAATGTCTGCACCCATGTTCATATCCGGCATGTTGCCAAGCATAATGTCTTGGATTGCTTGATCTGCTTCTTCGATCTGTTCACGATCCAATGATGCCTGTGCATCCATAGCCTCAGCGATATCTTCATCATCAAAGCCTGCATTCTTGAGAGATGTGCGAATCACCCACTGTGGATTGAGTTGCTGTGGGAATGCAGCAGAAAGCGCAGCGAGTGCCTCAGACTTCTGTTTCGATTCAACAGCCGACAGTTCTTGTTCCGACGATCCACCGGACACCAACACATCATCCACGTCGTCAACATCCTTGAAGTCAAAGCGTGAGAGTTCTTGGAGTTTAATGCCGCCTTTGCCGAGCATTTCAATCTGTTTCGCGCTGGTGAGGTGTTGTTTCAAGCCCCAGAAGAATCGATATCCCATGTGTGCATAACTCTCGGAATACTCTTTGTTTATTGTACCGATACGGTCAGCTTCCTGTTGAAGTCTACCGTAATACACACCAACTTTCGGGTCAGCGGAATCAATTCCCTGGTCAGCAACACCGCTCTTGTTCTGGATCATGCCATCCAAGAACTCAGCAAGGTTGATCGACGTGGTGACTTCCGGTGTCTCAACGGTGATGATGTTCGGATTCTTCCCAGGATTCGTGAGAATAACATTATCTGGAATGTAGTCTTGGAGTTCGTTGATGTCCATGAGTGCACCAGCATCAACGATGCGCATCGGTCGTGCTCGTCGCTTTTCATTCTCAAGGGCGTTGTTCAAAATGAAACGAATAGCCTCCGCAATCGGATACACATCGTCACTTGGCCCCTTCGACCAGAAATTGTACTCATCGTAATGCGTCGCCCAGGATACGAATGGTGTCTTTCCGCTAGCGAATACGTCTTTTAGTTCTTCAGCGCGAATCCATGTCCGGCTCATTGGTTCCATGAACAGGTAGTACCAAGTTCCTTCAAAACGCATGATCCATTCGGTCATGTTCACGCCTTCTTGGCCAGCAAAAGACGTAGATTCAACGTCCACTCCCAATGCCTTGAGGCGGTCGAATTTGTTCACAACGACCTGCTGTTGGCCGTTCTTCATTGTTTCCTTGATGGTCTTGAGTTTCAAAACCTGTGTTTTGTCGTAAATACCAGCAGTAGCACCGTCATCGAGGGACTTGTGTGTTTTGAAGATATCGCACTCCCCGTGATAGTTCCCATCCTCCAAGAATCCACGAGTAGGATCAGCGATAAACGAGTAAATATCCACCACATCGTAATGGCTCTGATACTTGTTATTCACCGATGTCGCATACACCTTTGCAACACCACGACCACACAGCATCGCGAACTTCTTCTCTGCACGATCCTTGCGCTGCCAACCGGCACGCGTGCTTGAGGACTCTTGTACCCATGCTGCCTGTACCTTATCCGAGAGTGAAGGCTTGTTCGGAACTTTGAACGTGAGCGTTGGAGGATTGTCGATCTTCGAGTACAACAGGTCGATCTGGCCTGCGAGAATAGGGAATGGAATGTTCATCACGGAATCAGCAAGCTCTATGGTCTTGTTGTTGTAGAGGTTATTGATCTCAACGATGACGTCCATGCGCTTCTTCTTTGCCTCTAACCCCTGTTTTAATTGCTCACACGCTACTGCGGTTAATTTATTTGCGATGGTTTCGTTTAGCATACTACCCCCATTTGGTCATATTAGATTGTTCGCGTGTGCGTTTTGGCTTCACTATAACATCTTTGTACTGCCCGTGTCCTACTGCAAGATAACGGAAAGCATCTGATCCATTGCTCGACCAATCATGTTCCGGGTGATCTTTGTAACATTTCCGCTTCTCATCATACTCCTTGTGATAATTCTTGAGCGCATCAAGTCCTGGCCTGCACTTCTCAGAATCAAAGAAGCCACGACTAAACATAAGACGAGCAGCTTGTATGCCATCTGCAATGCCGATGTTCTCCACGATGTTAATTGGATTCAGTCCTAGCTTCTCGGCAGTCTCCTTCCGTGATACTCCAGTCGATAGCTCGCGTGCTTCACCATCATGTGGCCAGTAATGTTCTCCATAGACATAGCCCCTTTGTTGCATCGCGGCAATGTAGTACGGCACGCCTTCACCTTCACTTTCGAGGTAATCGATACAATGCACTTCCCTTCCAACGCTTTGAGTAAACCAAATAGCCATCGCATCGTTAACTCCAAGATCCCACCAAGTGTCCACTTTTAACGATGGGTCATATGGCACGCTCTTAATGCGGCCATTCTTCTCTGCGTCCGCGAGCTGCGCGCCGTAGTAACTACCCTGCACAGAACCTTCAAACGAACACATGTATTCCTGATTGAAACGCAAATCATCACCGTCTTCTGCAATATATTGCTGGCGTTCTTTCTCTAGCTGTTCTGGTGTGAATACTCCCGTTTCTGTTGCTGGAAGAATCTCTACAAACCAATCACTCGTGTGAGCCTTCGCATAATTCAAAAGATCATACCCGTGATTCTTCCCACGAGAAGTGAAGTTGAATACAGCCCATCCACCATTCTCTTCGAGAATAGGGCGTATGTACCCCCATGCCTTTGGATCTTGTAATGAGTATTCACTCCAAATGGTTCCTACTGGATTCGTTCCAACGATACTATCAATCTTATCTGTTCCAATAATCCAAAGCGTTGATCCATTTATCAATTCGACGCACATCGGCTGGGATGTTGTTCGTTTTCGTGTCTCCTTTGGAATGTGATCCAGGAATTTGAATCCGTCTTTATCTATACCCTCAAAAAGGATCTTGCGTCCTTGTTCGTATGTTGGAAAAAAGTAGTAGTACGTACCTACCCGTTCCATCATCTTCTTTACACAAAGATTCAGAAGCGTCTTATCTTTCCCCGCTCTACGATGCCAAACACATACCGCTCTCTTGAAACCACTATCCATTGCTCTCAGTAACGGCAATTGGTATGGACGTGGAAAGTAATTGTGAGGAAGGGTGATCTGCATAGCTCACGACGTTAATCTGCAAATCCTTCCCGTCTATTCCTCCAAGCTCTGTCCTCTTGGAATAATGTGGTTTATCCAGCGTTTCTTTCACAAACTTACTGATATCTGCAACCGACTTAATGAAGTCTTTATCACTTGGATCGAGATCAAGAATCTTATCGATGTTCCTATCCGCCTTCTCGAGCTTGTTATCTCTACGCCAACCTTCAATTTTGTCAGCAATTCCTAGATAATTATCAGAATGCCATGTATATAGTGTAGAAATTGGAATTTCGCTAATCTCAGCCATTTCTTTCAGGTTACGCCCGGCAAAAACATGCGCTTTGATTTCTCCAAAGAGTTCTGCGTCTAAATTCGTTTTTGGGCCAGGTATCGCCACACACATTTTCTTTAGTCTGCGATTTCGTCAGCTACTGCTTCCTCTGGAGCTTCTGGAGACTTCACTACCCATTCAATAGCAGTAACGATGAAATCGAAATCCATGTCGTCATCTTTATCTTTGATAAACGCCCTAATGTCTTTCACTTTCAGCATATCGAAAAGCTTTATCTCTTCTTAGTTTATCACACTTATTACTAAAAGGTTGTTTTGGCGTGATTCGCTGGAGCGCCGTTGTTCTTTCTTGCTTTCTCTTCACATTCCTTGGAGTCGCATACGTACACGAACACGATATGTGTCTTTGGCCTTGAACAATACGTGCATCTCAAAATTGCCATAACATCGTTGATGATTCTTTTATTGTCTTCCAGGAGCATTTGCAGTTCTTCGTCGCTCCTCTACACCAACGACATGCAGCTATGGAGAGAAGATAGTTCGTTTGTTCTTTATGTACTGCTGGGTAGACTATCCGTGTGTGTTGCCCGAGCATTGAGCACGCTTCGTTTCCACACTTTGGCGGTACGTCTTTCTTCATAATCCC